GGAGATGTTGCTGGAGATTTTGCTAAAAAAACCGGTGAAACGGTTGAAAACCTACCTCAATTTAATTTTAGAGGTAAAGACGCTTTCAAAGGCTCTTTATCAAAAGGTCCAAATGCAACACCACAGGCTTCTTTTACAAAAGGAGAAGATAAAAAACTTCCTTATTTAAGTTCTAGATTTAAGACAGATGTCAATAGAACAAATATGATGAAAACAACCGGTGGTGCGGATGATAGATCTCAAACATATACAGGTCGAGGAGTAAATGGTATTGGCTCCAACAGTAATGCAAGGACTAAAAGTGAAGATAATCTGAACCGCGAAGTTTCACAAGTTAAACAGTCAATTCAAGGGAACAAAGCATATCTTTCAGAACAAGAAAAAGCTGCTAAAGCATCATCTAGTATAGGAAAAAATTTGCAAACAGCTATGTCTTCGGGTGATGAAAAAGGTTTTAGCAAAGCAGTGTACAAAGCTCAAGATGATACAAGACAAAGCAAAGCTCAACTCTTAAAAAGACCACCTGGTAAAGATAAAAAAGGTAACTACATAGAAAACGATGCTTCTTATCAAAATGCAAAAATGATAGATTCATTTAATACAGCTAGGCAAGACGCTGTAGGAGCTCAAGATTTTGCAGATTTTAGTAGAGGACTAAAAGGTAGATTAAAAACTTTAAAAGCAGATCTATCTAATGGATTTAAAACAACATTTGACGAACGATCTGGTAGTTAAAACTTAAGTAATTTGTGTAATAATATTAATATAACAATTAAATTTAATATTATGAAAAAATTATTTATAACACTATCTATTTTATTTACTACATTAACAACTCAAGCTCAGAAACAATTTGAAGGAGAGTGGGTTAGTAAAACTTCTTCACACGTAACTACTATAATCGCTAGTGATTATGCTGTTTTAAAAGTTTTTAACTTTAGCTTTAAAGAAGATAGTTATATTGAAGAAAAAATACTTGTACAAACTGATTATGAGTTTACAACTAGATTGTATAATTCTAGAAATGGTTACACAGCCATTGTTAAGTATAAAATGAAAGGTGATATTTTAATATGTGAATTCAGCGGTGACTTTCATGGCATTGTTGAGCTTACAAAAAAAGAGTAAAATTTGAAAAAAATTTGGGAATGGTTAAGCGGTAACGTTATCAAAGATGTTGGTGACGTTATCGATAAACTAACAACTACAGAAGAGGAGAAGCTTCAGATCAAGAAGGAGATCCAAGTAATAGTTGAGAATGCCTCTGCAAAAGCAGAAGACCAAATAAGTAAACGCTGGGAATCTGATATGACATCTGATTCTTGGCTTAGTAAAAACACGCGTCCTATGGCGCTTATATTTTTGTCGTTTATGGCCGTAGCCTTTATATGGGTTGATAGTCATCACGAAATATCCTTTACTGTAGAACAGGAGTGGATAGAATTATTAAAACAACTATTAACAACCGTATACGTAGCTTATTTTGGCTCACGTGGTTTTGAGAAATATAAATCAATAAGTAATAAATAAAAAAAATGGCACAATATCCAATAACAGCCGGAGTGTTCGGTAAAGCTTTAGCAGTAACAGGAAAAGCTGGTATAGAATCCCCATCACGGTGGGAGTTTTTGAATCAATCAGGAATAACAGGGACTAACTTAAATGGTTCTCAAATATACGTAGGAAGTGGAGGATCAGTTGCTGTTATACTAGCCGATACAATTGGTGCTCAAGATACAGTGACCGGTTTGAGCTTAGATCCGATAACCGCAGGAAAAGATTATTTTACTAATTTTGGAGTAGCTACAACTGTAACAAGTTTAGTACACAAGTCGCCAGCTAATCAACCATCTGGGTTGACGGTTGACATTACTGCGGAACTAGTAACTAACATAGACACACCAGGAACAGGTTATACTACTGGAAGTTATTCAGACATCGGGACGGGTTTGGTGGCAAATGTAATAGTTGTTGGAGCCACAGGCGCTATAGGTTCCGTGACTGTAACAGATTTTGGAGATGCTCAGATTGGAGATACTTTTGATCCTACTACTTTGGGAGGAACTGGCGGTTTGTTTAGACTTACTAGTTTTGGAGGAGTCACTAAAGCAGTTGTTGCTAATGCTGGTACAAACTACTCTGTAGGAGACATTATTACAATAGTTCAAGCAGGTACTACTTCTGATGCAACGTACTCTGTTGCATCGACAGGAAGTTTACTTCCGACTGCAATAGATCAAGTTGTCTTTGAGGTATTAGCTGGAGCTATATTACCAGTAGCCGTAGATTATGTATTAAACACTGGAACCGCATCCAACTTAATAGCGTTAAGATAAATAAAAACGTGTAACTATATTATTATAAACAATTAAATTAAATTAAATTATGGCAAAAGCTAAAAAAATTACAAAAGATCAGTTAGAAACTGTAACAAAAAATCAAGATCAATTAACCAACATGGTTAATCAAATTGGGGTTTTAGAAACTCAAAAACATTCGTTACTACATCAAATAGGTGAGCTTAACAAAACTGTTGAGGATTATAAAGCTGAACTTGAAAAAGAATACGGACCAGTGTCTATTGATTTGAAGACAGGTGTATATACTGACATTAAAGACGAAGTTCTTAAAGTAGCTGAGTAATGTCTTCAATTGTAAGAAAAATAAGTATTGGTTCAGATTACAAGAATGATGCTATGCATTACTCTGTAGGTCAACAAGTGTACGGAGGTCATGAGATCTCACATATACTTCTAGACGAATCTGATAGTTCTTACAATATTCACATTAAAAAAAACAACGAGGTAATGCCATGGAAGAAATTTAATTCTCACATGGCAATATCCGTTGAATATGATTTAGAATATTGATGAGAAGCCTTTACGATTTTATTGTTGAGCCGTTGGGTGATAAATACAGTAATAAAGTCAAGGTTGGAGATAAAGAGTTAATAGTAAATACAAAGATAGAGGATTTTAAATTTGTAAATAGATTAGCTAGAGTTTTAGAAACACCCAAGGCATTTAATACGGGTATTGAAATAGGTGATATAATTGTTATACACCAAAACGTGTTTAGAGTATTCTATGACATGAAAGGAGAAAAAAAGAAAAGTAGATCTTGGTTCAAAAACGATTTACATTTCTGTGCAGTAGATCAAATCTACTTATATAATAAAGGTGGTGATTGGAAAGCTTTTGGAAACAGATGCTTTGTTTCACCTATAAAAGACAATCAGTCTTTAACGCTAGATAAAGAGCAAAGCCTTATTGGTATATTAAAATATGGCAATAGCTCCTTAAAAGCACTTGATATTAACCCAGGAGACTTAGTAGGCTATACGCCCAACGGTGAATGGGAATTTTTAGTTGATGGCAAGCGTTTATATTGTATGAAATCTAATGATATTGTAATTAAATATGAATACCAAGGAGACGAAGTTGAATATAATCCAAGCTGGGCAAGTCGCAGTTGAGGAACTGATCAAAGTAGCTAAAGAAGCTATTGTTGATTCAGGAGATGATATCACGGCAGATAGATTAAAAAATGCTGCAGCTACAAAGAAGTTAGCTATATTTGATGCATTTGAAATACTAAATAGATTAGAAGCTGAAGAAGCATTATTAAACGAAAAACCTGCAGAAGTAAAAGAAGAGAAATCTTTTAGAGGTTTTGCTGAAGGAAGATCTAAGTAATGTACGAGCAAACTCTATATAAGGTTGTAAAAGACCACGTAAAGCCTAAAGTTCTTAAAAGAATGAACAGGTATAAGAAATGGGAATATGGCCACAACGCTGAGCACGATTTAATAGTTATTAGTAAAACTGGTGAAATAGGTGAGATATATAAGATACAAGATCTTTTAATAGCTTTGCCTAAAGAAAAAGATACTGTAGAATTTGAAAATGACAGATGGTCTTATACTAAGTACCCAAAAGAATTAAGTAAAATTAAATCTGTGTTTGACTGGGAAGAATATCCTTTAGACTTTAAAGAAAAATGGTATGATTACATTGATAAAGAATTTATACGGCGCGAAGAAGGTTTTTGGTTTATTAACAAAGGTAAGCCTACTTATATTACTGGTACTAACTACATGTACTTGCAGTGGAGTAAGATTGATGTCGGGCAGCCAGACTTTAGGGAATCAAATAGATTATTCTACATATTCTGGGAAGCTTGCAAAGCCGACAAACGGTCTTACGGTATGTGTTATCTTAAGAACCGTCGAAGCGGATTCTCGTTTATGTCCTCAGCTGAATCAGTTAACCTTGCAACAATATCAACGGATTCACGGTTTGGGATATTGTCCAAATCTGGTCCGGATGCAAAAAAAATGTTCACAGATAAGGTTGTACCAATTTCGGTCAACTACCCGTTCTTCTTCAAGCCGATCCAAGACGGTATGGACAGGCCAAAAACCGAACTTGCATATCGCGTCCCCGCCTCGAAATTTACCAGGCGAAAACTTGACTCCAACGAAAAACTACAAGAGATTACCGGTCTTGACACGACGATCGACTGGAAGAATACAGGCGACAACTCCTACGATGGGGAAAAACTAAAACTACTAGTACACGATGAAAGTGGAAAGTGGGAGAGACCTACAAATATATTAAACAACTGGCGAGTAACCAAAACTTGTTTAAGATTAGGTTCTAGAGTTATTGGTAAATGCATGATGGGTAGTACTTCTAATGCTTTAGACAAAGGTGGTGCAAACTTTAAAAAACTTTACAATGAATCAGACGTTACACAAAGAAACGCCAATGGACAGACACGCTCAGGACTCTATTCTTTGTTCATACCTATGGAATGGAACTACGAAGGATACATTGATTCTTATGGCTTTCCTGTATTCAACACACCAAAAGAAGAAATTGAAGATCCACACGGAACAAAAATAACGCAAGGTGTAATAGAGTATTGGGACAATGAAGTAGAAGGTTTAAGATCTGATCAAGATGGTTTAAACGAATTCTACAGACAGTTTCCACGCACAACTAAGCACGCGTTTAGAGATGAATCAAAACAATCTCTATTTAATCTTACAAAGATATACGAGCAAATAGATTTTAATGAAGATCTTAAGAACTCAATTAAAGTAACTAAAGGAAGCTTTCAATGGGAGAACGCTAAGCAAGATACTAAAGTAATATTTGTACCAAACAAAGATGGTAGATTTTTAGTGACTTGGGTTCCACCTGCGCATCTTCAAAATAAAAGATATATAAAAAATGGTACTAATCATCCTGGTAATGAGCATTGCGGAGCATTCGGCTGTGATCCATACGATATATCAGGCACTGTGGACGGTAGAGGATCCAAAGGATCTCTTCACGGTTTAACAAAGTTCTCAATGGAGGATGTGCCTCCAAATATGTTTTTTTTAGAATATATAGCTCGGCCTCAGACTGCTGAGATATTCTTTGAAGATGTTCTAATGGCTTGTGTATTTTACGGGATGCCTATATTGGCTGAAAACAATAAGCCTAGACTACTGTATCATTTTAAAAGAAGAGGTTATAGAGGTTATTCAATTAACAGACCCGATAGAAAATATAACAAACTGTCTGTGACAGAGAGAGAGCTAGGCGGAATACCTAACTCAAGTGAAGATATAAAACAAGCACACGCCGCTGCTATAGAAACTTACATCAATGATTTTGTAGGTTTAAAAGAAACAGGTTATGGAGATACATATTTCCAAAGAACATTAGAGGATTGGGCTAAGTTTGACATTAACAACAGAACAAAGCATGATGCGTCTATAAGTTCAGGGCTAGCTTTAATGGCTTGTAATAAACATAGATACGCGCCAAATGCTCCTAGACAAAAACCACAAGCGGTAGATTTAGGTTTTAAAAAGTACGACAACAAAGGTTCAACATCAAAAATAATAAGTTAAATGGGTATATATACTAACACCAATAGCGCTTTTCCTAGTCAAGTAGTGAGCGATGCAGAAAAAGCAAGCTGGGAATACGGGACGCAGGTTGGTCAGGCTATCGAATACGAATGGTTTGGTCAAGGTCGTACTAATGGTAATAGATACTTAACTAGTTGGAATCAATTTCACCAATTAAGATTATATGCTCGAGGTGAGCAATCAATACAGAAATACAAAGACGAATTATCTATAAACGGTGATTTGTCTTATTTGAATTTAGACTGGAAGCCTGTACCTATTTTGTCTAAATTTGTAGACATCGTAGTAAATGGTATATCTGGAAAGTCTTATGATATTAAAGCTTACGCTCAAGATCCGTCGTCAATAAAGAAAAGAACTGATTATGCTTCTATGCTTTATGAAGATATGGTGTCTAAAGAGTATTTAGATAGCTTACAGCAAACGCTTGGTATTAATTTATATCAAACACCAAATATTGATACAGTACCTGAATCTAAAGACGAGCTTGAGCTTCATATGCAATTAAGCTATAAGCAGTCAATTGAAATAGCAGAAGAAGAAGCTATATCGTCTGTGCTTGCGCAAAACAAATATGACCTTACTAGAAAAAGGTTAAATATGGATTTAACTGTTTTAGGTATCGCATGTGCTAAGACTGGTTTTAATACAGCTGAAGGAATTACAGTTGATTATGTAGATCCAGCTTATGTAGTTTACTCCTATACTGAAGATCCTAACTTTGATGATGTATACTACATAGGAGAAGTAAAGTCTATAACAATACCTGAACTTAAAAAAGAATTTCCTAATATTTCAGAAGAAGAGCTTGAAAGAATACAGAAAATGCCAGGCAACAGTCAGTACATAACTGGTTGGGGTAATTACGACGAAAACACAGTTCAAGTTTTATATTTTGATTATAAGACATATCACAATCAAGTATTTAAAATAAAAGAAACACCACAAGGATTAATGAAAGCTTTAGAAAAGCCAGATTCATTTAATCCGCCAGAAAATGATAACTTTGAAAGAGTGTCAAGATCTATTGAGGTTTTATATAACGGAGCTAAAGTATTAGGCTCAAATGAAATGATAAAGTGGGAGCTAGCGGAGAATATGTCTAGACCTACAGCTGATACAACTAAAGTAGAAATGAACTATGCTTTATGTGCACCTAGAATGTACAAAGGGCGTATTGAATCTTTAGTAAGTAAATGTATTGGTTTTGCTGATATGATTCAGCTAACGCATTTAAAGCTGCAACAAGTATTATCTAGAATGGTGCCAGATGGTGTTTACCTAGATATGGATGGGCTTGCAGAAGTTGATCTTGGTAATGGAACTAACTACAACCCAGCGGAAGCATTGAATATGTATTTCCAAACAGGTTCCATTGTTGGTCGATCACTTACTCAAGACGGTGATATGAATCCAGGTAAAGTACCTATTCAAGAACTTAATAGCTCAAGTGGTCAAGCTAAGATAAATGCGTTGATACAAACGTATCAATATTATTTACAAATGATTCGCGACGTAACTGGACTTAACGAAGCTAGAGACGGCACGGCTATGGATAAGAACTCATTAGTAGGGCTTCAAAAGATGGCCGCTAACGCATCCAATGTAGCAACTAGACATATCAATCAGTCTGGTCTTTATATAACCCTTAAACTAGCCGAAAACGTTGCGCTTAAAATAGCTGACGCATTAGAATTTCCACTAACTAGAAGTGCTTTACAAAATTCTATATCTACATATAACATAAAAACTTTAGATGAGATTATAAACTTAAATCTTCATGATTTTGGTATATTCTTAGAACTAGAACCAGATGATGAAGAGCAAGCTCAATTAGAAGCAAACATACAAGTTGCATTACAACAAGGCGGTATTGATCTTGAAGATGCTATTGACTTAAGACAGATTAAAAATCTTAAGCTAGCAAATCAAATGCTTAAGATAAAGCGTAAAGCTAAAGCCAAGCAAGATCAAGCTAATCAACAAGCTAATATTGCAGCTCAAGGACAATCTCAAGCAGATACTGCAGAGAAAACAGCTATGGCTGAAGTGCAGAAGCAAGAGGCTATAATGGGTGCAAATGTTCAGTTTGAACAATCCAAGAATCAAATGGAAATTCAACGAATGGAAATTGCAGCTCAATTAAAAGCTCAAGAAATGCAAACTAAGTTTCAGTTTGATATGCAGCTAAAGCAACTTGAGGTTCAGAATATGCAACAAAAAGAAACTGCTATTGAAGACCGTAAAGATACTCGTAGCAAGATGGAAGCTTCGCAGCAAAGTGAGCTTATAAGTCAAAGGCAAAACGACAGTTTACCTGTAGACTTCGAAAACCAACCCGATCAGGGTATGCAAGCTTTCATGTAGAAAGTAAACAATTATTTAATTATATTTTATTATGTCAGAAGAAAAAACAAATGAACCTGTTAAGCAGGAAGGTGAGTTTAAGATTAAAAAGAAAACTCCAAAAAAATTAACACCGGTAAGCGATGAGCCTATTAAAGTTAATATTAAAGAACCTTTGGTTGAATTACCGCCAGATGTTACAAAAGTAGTAATACCTAAACAAGAAGAAGATGCCATTCAAATCGGAGAAACAAAGGAAGTATCTGTGGAAGAACCATCCGGAGATAGCGCAAAGGTGGGAGAACCTGTACAAGAGTCCAACGCGGATGCTGAAGGGTTTTCTGCAATCAAAGAAGTAACAGAGACTGAAAAAGTTGAAGCTCAAGTAGAAAAAGCAATACAAGACGAAAGAATTCTTGGTAAAGCTTTACCTGAGAACATCGAAAAGCTAGTTTCTTTTATGGAAGATACAGGTGGGACAATAGAGGATTATACTAGGCTTAATGCCGATTACTCTCAAGTTGATGAAATTACATTACTTAAAGAGTATTATAAAAAAGAAAAGCCTTATTTAGAAGGTGAAGACATTGATATGCTTCTAGAGGATTTTATCGTAGATGAGGACCTTGACGAAGAAAGAGATATGCGCAAAAAGAAAATTGCGTTTAAGGAAGAAGTTGCAAAAGCCAAAAGCTATTTGGAAGAGACGAAGAGTAAATATTACGACGAGATCAAGTTGAGACCGGGCGTTACTCAAGACCAACAAAAAGCTACAGACTTTTTCAACCGATATAATAAGCAGCAAGAAGCAGCTGAGCAACAACACGCACAATTCAAAGAAAGTACTAAAGAGCATTTTAACGACAACTTCGAAGGTTTCGATATTAAAGTCGGCGAAAAAAGCTATAAGTACAATATTCAGAATCGTGATAAAGTTGCAGAGAGCCAATCGAATATTAACAACCTTGTCGGGAAGTTCCTAGACTCAGATGGTAATGTTAAAGACACGAAAGGTTATCACAAAGCTATGTATGCTGCTGATAATGTAGATAAAATCGCAGCTCATTTTTATGAGCAAGGAAAAGCGGATGCCGTAAAAGAAGTTGTAAGCAGTTCTAAAAACTTAAGTAGCACCAAAGCTAGGTCTACTCAAGGAGAGGTGTTTTTAAACGGATTTAAGGTTAAAGCAATTTCAGGTGCTGATTCTACAAAACTAAGAATTAAAACAAAAAAATTTAACTAAAAAAACAAACAATTATGAGTTTAACTCCTCAATTTGGTAGTTTAATCCCTTCTTCACAGCAAGAGATTTTAAACAGTAACTACCTACAATTTAACGGTGGTGGCGCAGCAGGTGATACAAACACTTTTGCTCAACAATACCTACCAGAAATTTACGAACAAGAAGTAGAGCGTTACGGAAACCGTACACTATCTGGATTCTTACGAATGGTTGGCGCTGAAATGCCAATGACTTCTGATCAAGTGATTTGGTCTGAACAAAATAGATTACACATTTCTTATGTCAACGTTGCAACAGCTGCTGTAGGTGCAAATACACTTGCAATTCCTGTTGGAGCAGGCGTAATAAATGTTATTTCTATAAATGACACTATTGTTATTCTTGATCCAGCGACTGGAGTTGAAGCAAAAGCTATTGTTAATCAATCAGATACAACAACAGGGTTTCTTAACGTAACAGCTTTTGACAATGCTGATGTTGCAACTACTTTTGGCGCTGCTAATGCAACGTTGAAAATATTTGTATACGGTTCTTCTTATGCTAAAGGCACTAACTTAGGTGGTATTGTTGCTGGAGCTGGCGCTCAAAATGCTAACACAAGAGTTTCTGTTGAACCACAACTTACTCAATATTCTAACTCGCCTATTATTTTAAGAAGCCAATACGTAGTATCTGGTTCTGATATGGCTCAAATCGGATGGGTAGAAGTTGCAACTGAAGACGGAACATCTGGATACTTATGGTATTTAAAAGCTGAATCTGAAACTCGCTTACGTTTTGAAGATTACTTAGAAATGAGTATGATTGAAAGTGAGTATAGCCAAATCGTTGCTGGCGGTGGGGTTGCTGGTTTACCAGGATCTGAAGGTTTATTTGCTGCTATCCAATCTCGTGGAAATGTAGAAGTAGGATTTACTGCTGCTGCTGGACTTGATGAATTTGATGCTATCCTTAAGAATTTAGATACTCAAGGAGCAATTGAAGAAAATATGTTGTTCTTACAGAGACAAACATCTCTTGATTTTGACGATATGTTAGCTTCTATTTCTGGTGGATTTGCTGGAGGTACTGCTTTTGGATTATTTGAAAATTCTGAAGAAATGGCTTTGAACTTAGGATTTAGCGGATTCCGTAGAGGATCTTACGACTTCTATAAGACTGACTGGAAATACTTAAATGATGCTTCTACTCGTGGAGGAATCAACGGTGTAAATTCAATTGAAGGTGTATTAATTCCTGCTGGAACTTCTACAGTTTACGATCAGATCTTAGGAACTAATATCCGTCGACCATTCTTACACGTACGTTACAGAGCTTCACAAAGCGATGACAGACGTATGAAGTCTTGGTTAACTGGTTCTGCAGGTGGAGCATTTACTTCTACTCTGGATGCTATGGAAGTAAACTTCCTATCTGAAAGATGTTTAGTAACTCAAGCTGCTAACAACTTTGTACTTTTCAAAGGAATCTAATGATTCAATATTAATAACAATCCCTGCCTTCGGGCGGGGGTTTTTATATGACATTAGCCCCTTACTACTTATATACTAAGGCTATTGTCACATTTTTAAACTATTTAATTTTATTATATTATGGCTAAACAAGCTGCAGCAAAAAAAGTTGAGGTTGCACCTCAAGAAGTGGTAACACAAGTTGCTACTCCAGTAAAACCTACAAAACCAACGTGGGAAATCAAAGATAGAGTCTATTATTTAAAAGGTAGCAAAAACCCTTTAACATTAACAATACCAGGCAGGCATACAAGAAAGCATGCTTTACTATATTTTGATGAGTCAACTGGAAAACAAAAAGAAATAAGATATGCTACTAATCAAGATTCACCTTTAGTAGACGAACAAAAAGGAGAGGTTACTATGGGACATATTAGGTTTCAAAAAGGAACTTTAACTGTAAAAAAAGAACAACAAAATCTACAAAAACTATTATCTTTGTATCACCCTTTAAAAGGAAAACTATACGAAGAGTTTAGCGCTAAAGAAGAGGCTGTTGATCAGTTAGAAGTATTAGATCTTCAAATAGATGCCATGAATGCAGCTAGAAACATAGACATAGATCAAGCAGAGGCTATATTAAGAGTTGAAATAGGTTCTAAAGTAAATGAAATGAGCTCTAAAGAACTTAAAAGAGACTTACTATTATTTGCTAGAAGCAATCCTTCATTATTTATTAGCTTAGCTAACGATGAAAATGTACAACTAAGAAATTTCGCTATTAGAGCAGCTGAAGTTGGAATTATAAAACTATCACCAGATCAACGAACATTCACATGGGGATCAAACGATAGGAAATTAATGAACGTTCCTTTTGATGAAAACCCTTACTCAGCGTTTGCGGCTTTCTTAAAAACAGACGAAGGAGTAGAAATCTATAAGTCTATAGATAAAAAACTATAAAAACAGGTAATACTAATATAGGGCTCGTTAACTCGGGCCTTTTATTATAACAAAAATAGAACATGGCAGTAAACGTAAATACAGTATATCAAACAGTCTTGTATATATTAAACAAAGAACAAAGGGGTTATGTTCCACCTGCTGAATTTAATAGTTTAGCAGCTCAGGTCCAGTTAGAAATATTTGAATCGTATTTTCCAGATGGAAATCAATTAAATAGAGTGAATCAAAATAACACCCAAAATAACACTGAGTTTTTTAATATGTCTAAAGACATGCAATCAAAACTAACGCCGTTTGAACAAGAATTACAATTAACCATAAACGCGGAAAATGCTTTTTTACAACCTCAGCTGTCAGCTACTGGTTCTATAAATAGAATTGTGCGTAAATTTGGATCTATTATATCAACATACGATGGTCAACCTAAATACGATTCAATAACTCAGTTTACTTCAAAAAGTGATTACAACAAAATAGTAAGATCAAAACTAACTCTACCCACAAAACAAAATCCAATATATTACTTAAGTAGTGGCACGTCTACTAGCTCTTCTTTATTTATAACCCCTCTTCCAGACTCTGTATTAGCTAACTGCTTGGTTTACCCATTAAACCCACGTTGGAATTTTACAATTGGTAATTCCGGTCAATATTTATACAACTCTACAAACTCTGTTAATTTTGAACTAGACAGTTCAGAGCAAACAAGCTTGGTTGTTGGTGTATTAAAATACTTTGGGGTTGTTATAAACGATCCTACAATTATACAAGTAGCTGAGCAAGAAGCTCAACAAACTTCAATTAACGAAAAATCATAACAATGGGTTTAATAACTGAAACTAATCAACAATATTACCAAGGAGCCCAGGGTTTTAGAGGGGACGGCGTTTTGCTTTCTTTTCCTACAACATTTGATACTAACTTAATACTAGGTAATTGGAATCCAAATGATGTAAATTATGCTTTAAATAACTTTAAATTATATACAAGCACTTCTGGTTTACCTGGAGGATACGTTGAATATACGACGGCATTTACTGTTGTAAATAACGCAATTGTGTTTCCAGCTGGTCTAGAACCTGCTATTGGTTTATATATAGTAGTTCAATTAAAACTACTAAGCGGGGGTAAATATGGGTCTACAGAGGCTGAAAAAGCATATGGAGAAGTAGTTGAAGATAATTATGGAAGCTATGAGTACATAAAACTAAGTGATGCGGTTGATAACTTTATGGTTGGATACGTAGGAGATGGTAAAATATTACAGAACACTAAAAAATCAGATGTGTTATTTTTTGCTAAAAGAAGTTTACAAGAATTCAGCTACGACACGTTGAAGAGTGTTCATTCCCAGGAATTAAATATACCAGCAAGCTTAAGTGTTATACTACCTCAAGACTATGTAAACTACGTGAGAGTATCTTTCATAGATCAACTAGGAGTTAAAAGAATTATATATCCAGCAAATAATCTTACAATAAGTCCTTACGAAACACCTATACAAGATCAAGTAGGTGTGCCAACACAGGATAACTTTGGTGAAAACATCGAAGGAACTTCCCTGACAGAGGAAAGATGGAAAAGAGCTAATGATAATTTGTTAAACGGCCAGTTTGCTAATAACATAGATCAAGCGGTTGATTTTCAAAATGCTTATGGATTTGAAGGTAGCTGGAACTGGGGAAGACAATATGGTCTTGATCCGCAACTAGCACAGTCAAACGGGTGGTTTAATATGAACGAGCGTGAAGGTAAAATGTCTTTTTCTAGTAATCTGGTTGGAAAGCTTATTGTACTAGAATACATCTCTGATGGTCTAGCACATGACGTAGACACTAAAGTTCCTAAGCTAGCTGAAGATGCTCTATATGCATCTATATTACATTCTATAGTATCTACGAGATCAGGTCAACAAGAGTATTTAGTTCAAAGACTACAAAAAGACAGAAGAGCTAAATTAAGAAATGCAAAAATAAGGTTATCTAACATTAAGCTCGATGAGATAGTTCAAGTAATGAGAGGTAAATCAAAATGGATTAAACACTAAAATTAAATGGCTAAAGCTATAAATACTTTTTTAAAGTCTAAGATGAATAAAGACTTAGATGCCCGTTTAATACCAAGCGGAGAATATAGAGATGCTTACAACTTGCAGGTTAGCAAATCAGAAGGTGACGGTGTTGGTACTGTTGAAAACGTTTTAGGTAATTACTCTGTTTTCGACTTTGAAGCTATAACAGGGGTTAATAATCTATATTGTATAGGTCACCTAGAAGATGATAATTCTAACACTGTTTTTTTATTTTTAACAGACAATCCAGACCCAAGTAACCCTAATAAAGATTACTATCCTACGGGAGTTGGTTCTAATCATTTTATTTTTGCATGTAATCCTAATGCCTCTGCACCTGTTTGCTTGGTTAAAGGGGCTTTTTTAAATTTTTCTAAAAAAAATCCAATATATGGAGTAAATCTTTTAGAAACGTTATTGTTTTGGACTGACAATAGAAATCAACCTAGAAAAATAAACATAGAACTAGCGAATCCAACAGGGTTTTTTACAAATGCAACTTATTATACTTTTGAGGATCAAATATCTGTAGCAAAATACAATCCATATTCTTGCATAGAGCTTTATTCAAAAAGCTATTTATCTAGTACTACTGGTGAATATGAAACTACTATGTATGACGTAAGTTCTTTGTACTATCCAAACGGAGGTGCTGGAAACGTGTTGACTAGAATTAGTAATACTGTTGTAAGAGTAACATCTTTCAAAGGTGACATACAAGAAAGCGGATCTATTTATGGTCCTGGAGCATTGATTTCGGTTCTAGGTAATCCTGCTTTTGGAGGTGGACTAACGCCAGTTACCGGAGCTACAGTTCAGTCAGCTACATATAACGATACAACTACACCCTTAATTCCATTTTGGGAAATAACAATAACAGGAGGAATATTGCCAACGCTTAACACTAGTGAAAAAATAGTATTAAATCCAAATCCTTATTATGATGTTAATTTCTCAGGAGATCCAGACTTTTTAGAAGACAAATTTGTTAGATTTTCTTATAGATTTAGGTTTGATGATAATGAGTATTCTTTATTTGCTCCTTTTACTCAAATCGCATTTATTCCAAAGCAAGATGGATATTTTATGTATGTAAAAGAAAACACTCTTAACCTGCAAGAGCTAGATAATCAAGCTGACGCTTATAGAAGTACAGTTGTTTATTTTGTAGAAAACAAACTAGATGAAATAAAGCTTAGAATACCCTTACCATTTCTAAACTATAACTTAGAGGATAGTTTAAAAATAAAAGAAATAGATATATTATATAAAGAATCAGATGCTATTGCCGTTAAAGTTATAGAGACTGTCACTATAAACAACATTGAACAATCCGCAGGTACTTTTACTGTAAACGGTGTCGTGAACAATTCAGTAGGGCCTTTTAGTATTGACAACATAAAAGGAGGAATAACTGTAGGTGGTTTAGTCACTGGATTTGGTATAGTAGGTAAGCCTAAAATAACCGTGTTTGATCCAACAGACGCAAACAATCCATCGTCTGGAGGACAAATAACATTAGATTTACCTCAAACACTAGTAGACGATGTTGTTTTAAACGTGGGTGATCCTGATTATTATGTTTATGATTATTTATCTAAAAAACCTTTTAAAACTTTATTAGAAAAAGATTTAACTAGAGTTTATGATAAAATTCCAGTAAGATCTCTTTCTCAAGAAATCGCCGGCAATAGAGTTATATATGCCAATTATCAAGACAAGCACACCCCACCAAATTCTTTAAATTACAATATATCTGTTTCTAATAAAGCAGATTTTGATTTAAAAAAAGAAGAAGGAACAATTATTGGAGGACCATACAATGGCACCACTATAGAGATACAAAAAGGTTCTATACCTCCAAGTGTTGGAGATTTTATATCTATAGTTGTAGGTACCGGTAGCATTCCAGAAGAGACAGAGGTAGTCTCTGTAACAGAAAACCCACTTAATCCTGGTAATTACGTAGTTGTGTTAACTAATGCAGTTACTAATCTAGTCGCATCTAATATAGTTTTATTTGAACCCGGCTCGGACACGACCCAAACGACTAGCGTTATAGAATACCCAAATAGCTCTTTAAAACAAAACAGAAACTACCAAGTAGGAATTGTTTTGTCTGATAAGTTTGGTAGAACGTCGACTGTTATTTTATCTAACAATAAAGAAATTGTAAGATTTTTGAGTTCTAATGGGAGTTCGCAATCATTTTCTGGTTCAACCGTATACTCTCCTTATTCTGATATTTCACAAACGCCATCAAATTGGCCAGGCGATTCTTTAAAAATAATCTTCAATGAAGCAATATCGTCCACTATAAATCTAAATACAGGTACTCCAGGTTTGTACAATGGAAATATAGCTAGCTTAGATTACAATCCGCTAGGATGGTACTCTTTTAAGGTAGTTGTTAAACAAACCGAACAAGAGTATTACAACGTCTATTTACCTGGTATAATGGCTTCATATCCAGAAGATACTACTTTAGAGATAGGCAACACTTCTCATACTGTACTTATAAACGATAACATAAACAAAGTGCCTAGGGATTTGTCTCAGGTTGGTCCTCAGCAAAAGCAGTTTAGAAGTTCTGTGCAGCTTTATGGTAGAGTTCAAAACACTAATATAGAAATAGATCCAACAACGGACTCGGGTAGTTCAAACGAGCAGTATTACCCCGGAAGATCTTCAGACACTGTTTCAACTATATCTACTCTAAATGATTTATTTGAGTATAATCCTTCTGAACCCCCAAGGCCTAACTATTTCCCTCAATTCTATTCTATTGAATCAAACCCTTTGATAGCTAGAATAAGCACGGAATCTAAGATAGGTCAAATATCAACAACAAACTTTGACACCGTAACTGCTAACATAGCTGAATCTGCTACAACTGATACTTTTAGGTTAGTAGACATTGCAGGTGATACATCTACTATTATTCCTGGAGATATAGTTTTATCTAATAATTTTCCAAAAGACTTAAAAGTTGTTCAGTTTTTAAACGGAGCATCTGCTGGATCGGCTCAAGTAACAACTGGAACACCTTCAGGTGGAGATGTTTCTTTTATTGTAGACGCTATACCAACTGGAGGTGCTGGAAACGGAACTTTAGTTACTGCAAATGGTATTCCAGCTGGAACAGCTATAACAAACATAACTGGAACAGCACCAAGTGTAACCTTGACGGTTAGTAATATTGTTAATGTATCAAGTGGAACAAATATAACCTATACTACGGCTCCTACTTTACAAGTTGATACTCCTCAAACAGTAACTTTAGATCAAACAATAACTATAATACCTGATTCTACGCCTGGGATTCAGTATTTAGCTGTTTACGAGACTAAACCTGTTGAAAGTTTATTAGATATATTTTGGGAAACATCAACCTCTGGTTTAATATCCGACTTAAATAACGCGATTATAAATGAAGGTTCTGCTGGAGCTACTTTAACTCAATTTAACCAAACTCCTTTTACAGAAGGATTAGCTTTGGGTGGAAATGTATTATCAACCTTCTTTTATGTGTTAGATAATTTTGGTAGTATAGTCCCTTTTGCTGATATTACAACGCCTCTAGAATTAGTAGAGGTTAGAGACAACATACAAGATATAACCAATTTGAGCTATTTCACTTTAGTACAAACGTCTAATCAAAATGAGTTTCAAATAATAACAACAGCGGCTTACTATAATGACATATATTTTGGTGAAAATAATAGCTCTAGCCCTCCTAATTCACGTTCTTTTTCATTAAAATTTACAGCAGTTGTAAATGGTCAAAACTTACAAGTCACTAGAAATTTAATATTAGCTAACGTAGCACCAACAATAAAACTGCCATCAGACGGTACAACTTTCAATATAACGAATGACACTGTAAACATAACCACTATTGATTGTGTGAATGGAGCAAATAATGTAAATTTAGCTTCATTATTTTCAAACGGCAGCTGCACAATAACATCTCAAACAAACTTACAAGGTGATGATGTAAATTATTTTGACATATTAGATACGCCAACAATAGTTGGTGGTGAAGCTAAGTTTCAACTAATAAATACTCAACCTGGTGACGTTCCTGTAGATAGATATGAATTAACTATATGCGTTCAAGACGCTGGTGGTCAAAATGATCAAGACTGCATAAATATAGTTATTGATTTTGGAGCTTTAGTTAAAAATGTAAAACAGTTTTCGTATTTTAGGAAATTCAGAAGGAAACGAGCTCCAACTGGTGGCGCTAATAATGCAGGCGGAGATGACACGTGGTATCAAACTATAACAGTTTTTGAAGTATACGGCGGTGCTAGTAGCGCGGCTTGGGGTTGGTATTTGTATAATGGCCCCTGGTCTAACGAAAGTAGTCTAGAGAGTTTAACAACTTTAAATTTTAGCACAGAGTTTGGTATAGATAATCCTCCAAACAGATTCATCTCTCAATATCCTATTGGATATGGTGGGTATGCACCAACACAAACAATGCTTGGACCAATACAACCACCTTTAACAAGCTCGCTTGGAGGAAGTGGTTTTATAACTATAGATTTTGCAACTGTAAACACTTTACCTTTATGCGAAAACTTAAGATTTTCTAATGTTTCAGAACAAGCAGTTATGGATCTTTGGACGGCTACTTGTGAATCGTATGGTTATTTTGCAATACTTTATCCAGCTACAACTCCACCTCAAATTGGTAATTACGCAATAACAGACACTGGTAATAACGCTGCTCCAAGCTCCGGTTCATTTGGTTGGCGTATTGGCGCCTATCCTTCACCAACACCTGTTACAGTTGCTACGTTTGATATAGACGAAAACAATTATGATGTAGACGGTATAGCATGGCAGGTTAATGTGTAATTTAAGTTAAAAATAAGTAATACTATATAAATGGCAGCAATAATAGAAGTTAAATATTTCAATTCATTTTTTTTAAATAAAACTAATTCTTCTAAGGAACCTATTTGGAACGGATCTAGAGGTATACCAGAAGATATAGGAGGTTACCCTGTTGTTGCTGTTACAAACGACGCTCAAGATTGGGTTGTAGAAGAATCTAGAATTAGAGGTGGTTTTAATAATACATCTACGGATTATGGAGCTAAAGCGTATTTAGTAGAAGATCAAACCTCCGCGTCGTTTAGAGTTAACTCAATGATATATTCTGGGATATTTAATTCTAGAACTGGAATAAACAACTCTAACGTTTTCTCTATAGCGGAAGACATAACAAAAAGTGCAGATCCTTCCAACGGTTCCATACAAAGGCTTTATGCGGAGGATTCTAATTTAGTTGTTTTTCAAGAACAAAAAGTATCAAGGGCGTTGATAGATAAAGATGCAATATACTCCGCGGAAGGCGGTGGAAGTGTAACCTCTAGTAATTTAGTTATAGGTGTTATACAGCCTTATGCGGGAGAATATGGTATAAGTAAAAACCCAGAAAGTTTTGCTGTTTATGGTTATCGGAAATACTTTTCAGACAAAAACAATAATGCTATTCTTAGATTAAGCAAAGACGGTATCACTGAAATATCGTCTTATGGAATGAAAGACTTTTTTAGAGATGAGTTAAATAAAATAGACACAGCTAGTTCTAGCGGGTTTATACAAGGCGGTTATAACGTACACAACTCAGAATATGTTGTTTCTTTGCAAAGAGACCCAATATCTCAACCCGCGTTATTACCGTATTATACGTCGTCTTTTGATGAAAAATCTGGTGGTTGGCCTTCTTTTTATAGTTATAAACCAGAACAAATATTTAGCATTCAAAACGATTTTTATACAGTATATAAAGGTAAGTTGTATAAACATTATGTTGAAGTAACACCAGCCGGAAGTGTTGTTAAGAGAAGTAATTTTTATGGAGTTCAATATCCTAGTACAATATCTTTTGTTGTAAATTCTAGCCCTACTATATCTAAGAGTTTCCAAACCATAGGCTACGAAGGAACCAGCGGTTGGCAAGTTTCTAATTATAAATCTGATTCAACTGGAGAAATAAGCTTAAACAATGGTTGGGTTAATAATTTTGATTCTACAACAGGTATTAGCAGTTACCACGAAGGTGAGTATGTTATATCTGAATCAACAGGTACAACAGCACAAGCATCTGCTACAACAAGTATAAATCTAAACGATGTTACTGGTTTAATACCGGTGGGTGCATTAGTGAGTGGGTTAGGTGTCCCAACAAACACCACGGTTGTTAGCTATAACGTAGCTACAGCAGTTTTAGTTGTCAGTCAAAATGTAAATGTATCTCAATTTGTTTTATTAAATTTTTATTTAGTAGCTGATAGAGCTTTGTATAGCGCGGCTTTCAACACTAACAATCCGCCATTATCTAAATATTACGCTGGGTTTAATTTAAAAGAAAATAAATACGTAGCCAATCTGCGAAATGGTAGTAAACCTCCAAGTCCCAAAGAAATTAATTTTGGAGGGCAAATCAGTGGAATAAAGGGATTTTATGCCAATGTAAAATTATCAACAGATAATACAACAAATCCTGGCGGTGAAAAACAACTGTTTAGTGCCAGCACAACCTACACACAGAACAATGGATATTAAAAATAAAAAAACATGATAGGAGCAATAATAGGAGGCGTAGCGTCTATAGCTGGCGGACTTTTTGGCGCTAGTGCAGCTAGAAAAAGAGAAAGAGCTGCGGCTAGAGAAAGAGCAAGGCTTCAAGGTAAATTGAATAGCCTAGAAGCTAATAGACAAGAAATAATAAATCCATTTCAAGACATGAGCGCTATGATAAGTAATCCTTTTGCAAACTTATCGGTAGCTACAGGCGCTGCTGAAATAAAAATAGAAGAAGCCGATATATCTTTAGCTAATACTTTAGATACGTTAAGAGCAACTGGAGCAAGCGCAGGTGGCGCCACCGCTTTAGCAAACGCAGCTTTAAGATCTAAGAAAGGCGTTGCAGCAAGCATTGAAATGCAAGAAAAACAAAATGAAGATAAGCGAGCAGCTGGAGAAAAACAAAAACAAGATGCTTTAATGCAAGAAGGTCAAAGAGTTCAACAAGGGGAAGCTTGGGAGTTTGGTCAAAGAGAAAGCAGAGAAATGCAACAACTAGATAGAACAGCCTCTATGCTTGGAGCATCTAGGCAAGCAGAAGCGCAAGCTGCGTCAGACAAAACAGGCGCGATTACTGGAATGTTTGGATCATTAGCTGGAATAGCTGGTGGAATGGCTGGGGGTCAATAACAAAAATTAAAAATGGAAAACAAAAACTTATTTCAAAATCTTTATTTAAAGCAATTTAATGAAAGTAACGCTATTGCATATAATGAAAGATTTGTGTCTGGCTCAAGCGATTACAATTTTCAGCTGTTAGATAACGCTTATAGAAATGCTGGTAGAACATATGCTAAATTAAAAATAGCCATAGAAACAAATAATTGTATATCAGAAGATTGTGCTTTAGAATTAACAGGAATAAAAAACTTAGAAGAATCTCCACAAGCTTCTTTAGATTTTTTATCCTCACTTATAGCGGAGCTTAGTGTTACGGAAGAATCTAGTTTTGATCCTAACAATAATTACAAATACACGGCTGCTAATAGTTTAATGAATGCTAGACCTGGGTTTTCTAAAACTGATGGATATCAAGCTTATTTAGATTTACTACCTGATGGCTCTCAGCAGGTAGTTTTTTTAGGACCTGCTTTTGAAACACCGTTAGTTATTAACAACGCTGCTTTAAACGCTTTGCTTAGATCAGATACATCTTTAGTTGTGTCAACTCCAGATATAAATAAAGACATGCTTAGATTATTAACTGAAGTTGGTTTATTTTCGCCAGATATGATTGGAGAAAATAAAGAATTAACAGCGTCGGCTAAAATAACTGAAGAATATGTAATGATGAATCCAGACGGTTCTTTTGATTATGAAATTATAGACTTGGGCGACGGCAAGGGTAGAAATGTACTTAAGTATGACCTAAAGAAAATAGAAAAGAAAGTAACTCCATTCATAAACGCTGAGGTTGCTGGTTTAATGAGCTCTGAGCAAGACGTAATTGCAGCTTGGAATGTTTATATATCTAAAGACACAAGTGTTGAAGAGGACGCTCAGATGGCTCAGAATGCTAACGCTGGAGCATCAAGCTGGATCTATGAATTAGACCTACCATTACAACAAGACAAAAAAGTTTTATTTGAAATAAAATACAAAGAATACTTTATGAATAATTATCTAAAACAATTTACAACTAACCAATCACCGACGGTTAAGGAAGATGCAGCAGTGTTTGATTTAGCGGAAGCTAAAAAAGCAAAGGCTCAGAAATTTTTAGATGATAACGACTTAAATTAAATTAAATGAAACTACTAGAATACGTACAAACTTTAAGCTCAGATATATCCGTAGGTGAAAAAATTGCTCTAACTAAAGCTTGGAAGAATAAAAACCAGCCAAAAGTTGAGGAAGAAGTAATTGAAACTCCTATTGAAGAAGTAAAGACAAACGGTGCTGCGGGAACGGGTGCGGCTGTAGCACCGACAGAAGAACGAGTGTCCACGGAAAAGTCTATAGAATCAAAATTGGAAGATTCAAAGCTGATGTTCGATTTTTCTGATATAAGAAAAACAACACTTTCTAATGCAACTAGCAACGAGTCATCACCTTCTTTGCTAGCTGATCCAGATAAAACTTTTTTTCAACAAGTGGGATTATCTCCTACTTACAAGTTACCAGAAAAATATTCTGAAGTCTCAAAACCTAAAGAAATTTACTCTCCGGGAGATGGATGGGATTACAAGTTTGACTTTGACAATAAAACTGGAAGTATAAATTATTTCACTAAAAAGAAAAATGACGAAAAGTTTATTCCTTTAAAAAACGAAACTCAAAAATTTTACGTTGCAGACGTTTTTAATCATTTAAATGAAGAGCAAAAAGTTTTAATAGAAGAAGCCAGAAGAAAAGAAAAAGACTTTACTATAGGCAATTCTTTAGATATAACAGAAGAAGACAAGGCTTTATCTCCTAGGTCTTTAGAAGAAGACCCTTTAAAGCCTTTTAAAACCATAGAAGAGTCTAAAAAAAATAAACAAAACGAAGAGTTTATAATAGCTATAGGTGTTTCTGATTTAGATATTAATAGAAAAATCAAAAACATTGTTATAAAAGAGGCTTATAACGTCGAAAACAACTACGAAGAGTTTAAAGGTTTAGAGTATGAAGGTGAATTAGAAATAAATGAGCCAGGACAAGGTATTAAACGTGTTGAAGAAGACTATTTGCTATCGGATTTAAAAAACCTAAATGCAGGGTTTAATGTTGATGACTTTTTAGGTTTTATGAACGAAAAAGGCTATACAAAAGATTATACAAATAATTACTTTAAAGATTCTTACGGTAGTCTAGGCACGTATGATCTAAGTCCTGAAGACTACTCTAGACTAGAAATTAACAGACAAAGAGATTTAGACAATTACTTAAATTTATATGTAGCTGATCAAACTGATAGATACAACAATAGGCTTTACTTAAGCTATATAAGCAAAAATAAAACTAAATTCAAAGACGTTAAAAGTTTAGACGAGGCTATATTAAAAGCTAAAAAGTATTTTAAAAAAGAATACGGTCAATCTACTTTTGCTCCTTTTGATTTAAAAAAATTCAAAGGCTACAGAGATAATCTTTTTCCAGAGCTAGTTACAGCTGAAAAACAAGCAATTGCCGCTGGAGACGAAAAAAGAGCTGCTATAAAAGCGCAAGGAACTGCTGAAGGCTTGCTTTTTGACAGTACTAGAAAAGGTTTTCAAGGACTTATAGGTCAAGCTGAAGATCAAGCTTTAGAGTTGAGGTCTTTATTAGGTTATGATATAGGTGTAGCTAGAAATTTAAATTCAGAAAGAGACTTATTAAGATCGGCTACAGACGTAAGATATGGTTACGTAGAAGGGGTTGAAGCTGAGGTTGATGGTATTACATACATAAAAGATGAAGATGGAAATATATACGACACCACTAATCAAACAACACTAGGTAGCGTAACAGAAGAAGAGTATGCTAATATAAGCAAAGCTTTAAATACTAGTAAAAAAAGAGGAACTTCTTTTAGCAGCGCTGGAACCACTGAGCAGTTTGCTGCAACTGGTGGCACTATGATGTTTGATATAGCTTCTGTTTATGGTTTAGGTAAATTTACAAAAATAAGCAAAATAGGTAAATTAGCAACGGCTTTAAAAATGCCAAAAACTTCATTTGACGCTTTAACTTACTACACAGCGAGCGGTTATGTTTCCACAAAAAAAGACACGTATAGCCAGCTAATAAATGCTGGAGTAAATGTTGACGAAGCTTCAGAATTGTCTGAAACAGCTGGTAGATTAGGTGGGATTCTTTACGGTACAACTAGTTTGTTTGCTCCTACATCTCAATACATGAAAGCTTTTAACAAAGCTGCTAACGTTAATAACGCTGTAAACCAAGCTGTTCGTGGTTATAAAAAAGGAGGTAAATCTGAATTTACTAAAATAATTATAGATAATTTTAAAAAATTAAAACCCACTAAACAAGGTGCTATTAAAACAGCAGGAGCTGGTGGTCAAGAGTTTGTTCAAGAAGAATTGCAAACAGGGCTTGAGACTTTAGGCCTAAACGCTTTTATAAACAAAAAAGCAGGCGCTAATATATTAGACGAAACATTTACTAGACAGGACTTTATTAGCACTGGCATACTTTCTTTTGGAGCGGGTGCTGCATTTTCTAATTTAAACTTACCAGGTTTTAAACCTAATGCACAACAGCAATTACAAAACTTATACATACTAAGTAAAGATGTAGCTGGAACAAAAGACTTGTTAAACAAGATGGTTATAGATGGAGAGGCTACCACTGAGCAGGTTTCAGATGTTATGTTTCAAATTAAAGCTGTAAACAATCAAATGTCCGGCATACCTTCAAGCGTTAGTTCAGAAACTCAACTTGAATCAGCTATAATACTTCAAGAAATTGCAGATCTTCAAAACAGAAAGAAAAACATGGATGAAGCTTTCCATGAAAACATAGATATTAGAATAAAAGCAAAAAAAGAAGACCTAGCAGAAATAGTAAAACCAGAATTTAATAAATCTAAGTCTAGAAAAGGAGCTAAAAAAGCCGCTAAACAACTCAATTCTACTTTTGAAACTTTTGATTCTGAAGAAAAAATTGCAGCTAGAGTTAAACAAATAGAGGCTGAAGGCGGTAAAACACAGGACTCGACAGGTTATGGTCAATCGATTATTGATAAAGACGGTAACAAGATAATATTAATAAACGATCAAGCGGCAGCTGAAGACAATAACTATACTAAAGATCAACACGAGATACTTCACCCTTTTTGGCAGGCTACTTTTGAAGGAAACCCAGAGCTAGCTATAAGATTTGGTAAGTCTTTAATGGCTGAGATTATAAATAATCCAGACATATATGCTGGAACGGAAATGATACAAAGATTTTCTAAGTATCTTAGTGACCCAAAATACTCAGCAGCAAACACTTGGGAAGAAGTTATTCCGTTAGTAAGTGAAGCTTTATCTAGAAAAGACATTGTTTATTCTCCTAAGCAAGAAGGTTTTTGGGCTTCTCTTGGAACTAAAATATCTAACGTTTTTAAAGATCCATTAAATAAACAAAAGTTAAATATAAAGTTCAACTCTGGTAAAGATGTATTTGAGTTTATAAAAGATTACAACAAAACAATAGAATCAGGTAAAGGTCTTAACAAAGGTCAATTAAAAGTCGCGAAAGAAGGAGCTAAAGGATCGCTAGTTGAGGGTGATGTTGAAGTAGATGGAAAAGGAGCTGAGGTGGTTGCTCTACTTGACAGCGATATGAAGGATGAAACAGACGCTGACTCAAGTGATGCTAAAGCTAGCCAAAGAACGTTAACACCTGAACAAGATAAATCTTCAGGTGAAACTATTAATGAAATAAAAGCTCTTGAAAAAGAAGGTAAAGCTATAGCTAAAAAATTTGGCAAACCATTTCAAAAAGGAGCTAAACAAGTAAGGTTAGAAAACGAATTAACAGCAAGTATAAAACCATTAGTTGAAAAAGTAGTTACAAATAGAACCAAGGCTTTGTACGATCCTATAGCTGATGACGCTAAAAGAAATGTAACTAGACAAGAGTTTCAGGATTCAATGCGTTCGGATTTGCAAACAATGGCAATAAGTGAATACAACGGCACTCAAGAGTTAGAGAAGTTTATTGTTAATAGAGGTTTTTTAAGAGCTAATAGCTTAGCTCAAAGATTAGGCATTAAGCCAGTTGAAGAAGGAATCACTCAAGGAATGGAAGCCGCCGCAGATGTTGCGGCAGAAGACACAACTGTTGCTAAAGAAACAAAAGATACGTCAAGTAAAATAAAACCAAGTTCTTTTATTTCTAACCAAGCAGTAGCTAAAATTAAAGAGCAAGTACAAGAGAAGATTAAAGGCATCGATCCTAAAAATCTAACGTTTAAAAAACTTGGTGACTTAGCTCCTGAAATTATTGCACAAGAACTTGGTATACCAGTTAAAAAACTAACTAGTCCAACGGCTAATCTATCAAAAGGTGATGCTACAGCTATTCAGCAATTTGTCAATAAGAACGCAGATAAATTATTAAAGATATTACCAGAAGGGGCAGTAGTAGAAGCTGCAACAGAGAAGCTATTAGGTACATCTACTGGCGTGCCAAAAGGATTACTTAATGCTTTTTATACTAAACAAGCTAGGTTAGGCAAAGGAGCTGGACTTGCTCCGTTTAAATTAAACAAAGGAATTAGCAAAGCTGATTTCTTAGAAACATTTGGTATTGTTGAAGGTAAGAAAGCTGAAGGATTTGACGCTAGATCACCACAGGCTCAAGCTTTAAAAGGTATAGCTGGTTTATATGGTAAGTTAGTTACAAACGAAATCGTAAGATCTGACACAGATTTAAGTTTAGAAGCTAAGCAAGATGTTGCAGCTGGTAAGAATAAATCTATGGCTAGTAAACGTATAGACACAGAAGCTGAAATGTCTCCTGAGTTAAAAAAGTTATTTGAAGAGGTATCTGTTTTAAAAAACAAAAAACAATTAGCATCAGAGCTTGACTTTAATTCACCGCCTATAAATGAATCTAATAGAGTAGCGCAGCAAGAAGAAATGCAAGAAGCTGTTGTTAATCATAAACTAGATACAGCTACTATTGAGGCTGGTATGATGGGTAGTGGTGGTAAGCAGACTTTTTACGGAGTTAAAGGCGGTAAAATGTACTCATCTGGAAAGCAAGCTTTTGACGCAGGTATAAAAAACCCTGTTAAGTTTGGAAAAACAACAGATGGTAAATTTGTTGAAATTAATACCGAAGGTATAACTAACTGGGTTGCTAAGCCGGGTAGGTTGTATTACGGAAATGAAGATCCTGCTTATAAAAAGCTAATTGAAAGTGCACAGGTTTATAACGGCCCTAAAACAAAAAGAATAACTCCACATCGTGCTTTTTCAAAAAACCCAAAAACTAGGGCTGATGCAAAGCAAGAGTCTGAAAACAACATGGAAGTATTAACTCATGTAGTAACTCAGCTTTCTAACGCTGTTGCGGACGGTATGTCTTTAGATATAGCCGCTGCAATTATTATACAAAGCTATCAAGCTACTTCGGGTTTAGTAAAAATATCTGCACCATTCAAATATCGTTCTACGTTTTTTAGATACGGAGGTCCTAAATCAAAAAAACAACAAAGAGAAGGTAATAAATATAGAGAAGAACATAATCCTCCAGCTTCCGTAGTAGGCGCTAGTATAGTATTAGCTATTAAAAATAACGCTGCCATTCCTACAATGAAAGCTATAAAAGAGAATTATTATCAAACACAACTTTCTAAATTTGATGATGATTTATTGGATCAAGCTAAATTAGATTCTACGCTTGTAGAAGGGCAGAATATATTTAATGACCCTATAACAAGACTTGCCGCTGCTGGTATTGATTTAAACACAATTGAAAACCCTGATACGGGTAAAACAGTTGCTGAAGAAAGCGGTTTTGGAATTAACCCAGGTGTTTATAGCAAATACAGTGTTGATGAGAAACTACAAGCTTCTAGTATTCAAAACGAAGCTATACTAGAAGGTTTAAAAAACCCAGACCTAGATGTTGCGAGTCAAATAAAAGCATCTCTACCTTTGGTACCAGGGAAGTCAATGGCTTCGAAACGTGACAGCGATTTAATTCCTGATGCTATAAAGTATGACAGACCTATAACTGTGCAAACAGCTATAAACGCTTTAGAAAAAACTGATAAAGCTTTAGCAAACGGTAGAAAACTAGATCAACCTGTTAAGAAAATTAGAGTGTTTGACTTTGACGATACATTGGCTAGAACTAAAAGCAACGTATTATACACAATGCCTGATGGAACTACTGGAGCTATCGATGCTGCTACATTTGCTAAAGAAGCAGGTAACATGGAAGCTGAAGGAGCTCAATGGGATTTCTCTGAGTTTAGTAAAGTAATGCAAGGAAGTAAAGGACCACTATTGGATGTAGCTAAAATCATAGCAGACAAGCGTGGAACTAAAGATGTATTTGTTTTAACGGCAAGACCTGCTAATGCAGCTGGACCAATTAAAGAATTTTTAGCTAGTATGGGATTAGATATTCCACTTGCTAATATCACTGGATTAGGTGATGGTGCTCCCGCAGCTAAAGCTGGGTGGATTATGGGTAAAGCAGCTGAAGGTTATAATGACTTTTACTTTGCTGACGATCATACAGGAAACGTTAAAGCAGTTAAAGATGTGCTTAGTCAAATCGATGTTAAGTCTAAAGTTCAATTAGCAAAAGCTAGTAAAAGACAAACTTTTGATACTATCGTAAACCACATGATAGAGGATTCGTCTGGTATTGAAACCTATAAACAATATTCTGCAGCTAGAGCTAAAACAGTTGGCGCTAGTAAAGGTAAGTTTAATTTCTTTATTCCACCTTCTGCTGAAGATTTTACAGGGTTGTTATATAAGATGCTAGGTAAAGGTAAAAAAGGTGATGCTCAAATGGCATTTCTTAAAGCTAACTTATTAGATCCTTATGATAGAGCTGAGTCAGCTGTAACGCAAGCTAAGATATCTGCGGCAAATGATTTTAAAGCTTTAAAGACAGAGCTAAAAAGCTTACCTACGAGCTTAAGCGTACCAACAGGTATCGGAGGATTTACATATTCTCACGCTGTACGAACAGCTATATGGACAGCTCAAGGTATGGATATACCAGGACTTTCTAAGAAAGATGTTAAAGAATTAAATGACTTTGTGCAAAACGACCCTGAGCTTAAAGTGTTCGCTAATGAGTTGATTAAAATACAAAAAGGTAAACCCTACCCAAAACCAGGTAAAGACTGGCTAGGTGGTAATATTACTAGTGATATCATAAATGATATTAACAAAGTTAACCGTGCTGAATACCAGCAAGAGTGGAGAGAGAACGTAGACATTATATTCTCTGAAGATAACATGAATAAAATGGAGGCTGCGTACGGAACTAGATGGCGCGAAGCTATGGAAGATTCTCTTCGTAGAATGAAGTCAGGTAGTAACAGACCACCAGGAGGTAATAGATCCACAGACGCCATACTAGATTGGTTAAACAACTCTGTTGGTGCTGTAATGTTCCTTAATACACGTTCCGCGTTATTACAAACCATCTCTGCGGTAAACTTCATAAACTGGGGTGATAATAATATAGTGAAAGCAGGTGCAGCTTTTGCAAATCAAAAACAATTCTGGTCTGATTTTATGACTCTTATGAACTCTGACTACTTAGTTGAACGTAGAAACGGTCTTAAGATTAACGTAAGTGAATCTGAAATTGCAGATGCTGTAAGAGATTCAGGCAACAAACCTAAGGCAGCTATAGCATTTTTACTTAGCAAAGGTTTTGTAATGACTAGATTTGCGGATAGTTTTGCTATTGCAACTGGTGGTTCTACTTTTTATAGAAACAGAGTGAAATCTTTAGTAGCTAAAGGTATGGAACAGAAGGCAGCAGAAGCGCAAGCTTTTGAAGATTTTAGACAGATAGCAGAAGAAAGTCAGCAGTCTAGTAATCCAAATAGAATTAGTGCGCAGCAAGCGTCAGCTGCTGGTCGTGTCATATTAGCTTGGGCAAATACACCTATGCAATATGCTCGTATACAAAAAAGAGCTGGTCAAGATCTTATAAATGGTCGTGGAGACTGGAAAACAAACGTATCTAAGATAGTTTACTACGGTGCTGTTCAGAATTTAATATTTAACTCCTTGCAGCAAGCAGTGTTTGCTTTAGGTTTTGGTGAAGATGATGAAGAGGAAGATGCTAAGAAAAACGAAAAGATCTCTAGAGTAGCAAACGGCATGATTGATTCTCAACTCAAAGGATTAGGTATTGGCGGAGCTGCTGTATTAGCTCTTAAAAGTGCTTTAATGGAGTTAGGTAAGCAACACGCTAAGAAAAGATCTGAGTATGAAGAAGCTGTATTTGACTTATTAAACTTCTCTCCACCGCTTGGATCTAAGATCAACAAAATAAGGGGTGGTCTTAGAAGCTTTAGCTGGAATATGAAAGACATGAGGGAGAAAGGTTTTAGCTTAGATAACCCAGCCTATTTAGCAGGTGCTCAAATAGTAACCGGTCTTACTAACGTACCTCTTGATAGAGTAGCAAAGAAAATAAATAACGTAAGAGCCATAGTCAATGAACAATCTGCGCTTTGGCAAAAAGTTGCTTTAGGTCTTGGTTGGTCCACTTGGGACGTAGGTCTTGGTTATTACGGAGGTTTTGACGCAGCTAAAGTTCTTACGCCTGAAGAAGAGAAAGTTAAAGAAATTGATGACATGAAGAAATTAACTAAAACTAAAGAGCAAGTTGATATGCTATTAGATTTAGGTTTGTCCAAGCAAGAAATAAAAGCTTTAGGCAAAGAACAAGCTAGAGTTGAAAAGATAATAGAATTACAAAACGCAGAGGCTGAACCTAAAAAAGAAGCTGAAGTTAAAGAAGAGATAAAAGAAGAAACTAAACCCACGCCAGTTGCAAAACCTAAGCCAACTCCAAAGCCTAAAGTAAAAACCGTAAGTGCAG